CCACTCCTGGGTCCCCGATGTGCAGCTTGGCCCATACCGCGGCGTTGATGTTGTACGCCTGCGCTCGCGCGAAGCAATCCAGCCACTCGTTCCGTACGTCAACCGCCCATGCGCCCATCGCGTCCTCCCTATCGGTATCCCCCGCCGTAGCCGTCCTTCGGCGGGTCGGGGGCCTCGAGCGCCGAGATCCGCGCGCTGAGGTCAGCGAGCATCGCGCGGATCTCCTCGATGGTCGCCTTCATCTGTTGCCACTCGACCTTGAATCCCACGGGCAGCCCCATCACGCCACCTCGTACTCGAGGAACGAGCCCGCGAGGACGGTCGTGTTCTCGGCCACGGCGGTGTTCTGCGCCCAGGTGAAGGACAGGTCACCGGCGTTGGCGCCGTTCGTGATGACGCCCTCGATCCGCACGAACCCCGTGAAGTTGCCCGTAGATGAGATGCTGAGCCCCGTCGTGTCGTAGGCCACGTATCCCGCCCACGTCGGCGCACTCACCGATCCCCCCGCTGCCGGGATGAGCCCGCGCTCGCTGGTGAGCCGGATGCGGGTGGGAGACGCCGGGCCGGTGATTCCGAACTTGAAGTCCGACGCCGCGAGGCACTCCGCCATGACGAGGCCGCGGATGCGGTACTTCGTGTTCGCCGCCATCGTGATGATGAGGTCGGTGTCTGCGGCGAGAACTGCGGTGTTGCTCCGCGTCTCGTCCGCGGCCTTGGACACCGTCGTCCACTGCGACTCACCGAGCGGCGCCTGGACGAACACGCGCTTGTCGGTGATCTGCGCCGCGCCGACCGCAGCGTCGGCGGCGGGGACGTAGACGAAGGCGATGCCGATGCAGTCGGCCGGGAGAGCCTCGGGGACCGGGGCGGGTGCGGCGGTGCCGGTGGCGACGTCGGCCACACCGAGATCGTCGACGTAGATGACGTCCAGCCGGGCGTAGGTGCCGTGCGCGGCGGTGATGGCGACGGCGTTGCCGGCGACGGTGATCTGCGCTCCGGCCAGCTTGGTCAGGCCGGCGGCCACGTCCACGGCCATCGCCTCGGGCGCCTGCGCGGTGACGGCGCACCCGGAGATGACGCCGTTGTGCCCCCCTGCGGACATCTCCCATATCGCGATGTCGGTGGAGAACAGCCGCGCCTGCGCTTCCCAGGTTGCCGCTGCGAGGTTCGGGATGCCCATGTCGCTCCTATCTGATGCCGGTCGTGTTGCTGTTGCGCCGCTGGAGCTTCACGAGTTCGTCGCGGACGCGGGCGGCGATCTGCTGGTCGTTGCCCACCCAGCCATTCACGGTGACGTTGATCGTCGGCCTGGCGCCACCCCCGGCCATGAGTCCGCGCCCAGCGGGTATCACCAGTTCGGGTCCGCCCTCACCGACGACCGCTAGGGTTGGCCGCGTCACGAGTCCCCCACCCTGGAGCGCGGTGACATTCTCCAGCGCCTTGGCGATGCGGTTCAGCACCTCCTGGATGCTGTGCATCCGCTCACGGAAGTCCTCGCGGATGGTGCGGAGCTCGTCGCGGAGGTTGTCGATCTTCTCGCCGAAGAAGGCGTTGGTCAGGTTGTCGGCGACCTGATTCTGCAGGTCGGCGATGGCCTGGTACTGCGCGTTGAGCGCGGCGAGCTGCTCCGGTCCCATCTGTAGGAGGGCCTGGGCGAACGGGATGGCCTCGGGTCCGAGCCCGGCGATCTGCCCGAGCAGCGCCGGTCCTGCGCCCTGCGCCCCGAGCGCGCGCAGGATCGCGCTCCACTGCTGCGCCTGGGAGAGCAGGTCCGTCATAAACTGCCCGCTGGTGACCTGCTGCACGGCCGCCTGGGCCTGAGCGAGGGCTTCCTGGGCCTGCGCGATGGCCTCCACCCCGCCGGCGGCCTGCGCCTGGGCGAGCGCCTCCTGCGCGGCCACGAGGGCGGGGAACGCCCCGGCAGCACCGGAGAGGTCCAGGAAGTCGCCGAAGCTCCCGACGATGGCCGAGCGCAGGTCGTCCGCGCGGCTCTGGACCTGCTCGAGCCTGCGCTCGATCGGCGCGAGCGCCTTCTCCATGTCCTTCTCGAGCTGAGCGAGCCCGCGCTCCAGCGCCTTGGAAAGTTCCCGAGCCGTCTTGGCCGCCGCCCGCTGGGCGTCCTCGTTCTTGGACTCCATGCCGTTGATGAGGCCCTGGACGACGTCCTCACCGACCTCGAACATCACCTTGGAAGGAGAGGCTGCCTTCAACTCGTCCTTCGCCGCGTCCACGGCCGCGATCGCGACATCACGAGCCGCCGAGATGACCCACGGCATCTTCGCGCGGATCCCAGCAGCGAGACCAGAGTCGAACTGGCCGCCAGCCTCCGCCCCCTTCGCGTAAAGGGTCTTCGCGAGCTTGCTCAGCTTCGCCGAGATGTCCGCCCGTAGCGTGTCGATCAGCTTCAGGCTCCGCTCGAACTCCTCACGCTGTCCCTCGGTCATCCTCGCCCACGCGACGACGGCCTCCTCCCCCGCTCGGCCGATTAGGTTCTTCATGCGCTTGGGGAGATCGGACTTCAGCAGCTCGTCGATAGCACCCGAGACGCGTCGTGCCCACGTCACGCCAGCGTTCGCGTTCTTCACGTACTCGGCCGGCGTCTTGGACAGCTCCGTCGCGAAGTCACCGACCTGTGACGTCAGGACGGGGTACTGGCCGAGCAGGTCCTCGAGGCTTTCGGCGAGACGCTCCTGCTTGCGGGTGAGCTCCCCGGTCTTGTTGCCGAGGTCCGTCACGGCATCTCCGACCAAGGCGTACTGGCCCGCGAGCCCCGTCAGGCGCGCGGACTCGGTCGCTGTCACACGCTCGTACCTCTGCTGCTCGGCGAACAGGCGCGCGGTCTCCTCCGCCGACTGCCCCAGGACCGAGCGCAGGTAGTCAGTCGCGCGGGTGTATTCCTCCAGGGAGATAGCCCCATCGAGGTACTGCTGGTGGAGCGCCGCGATCGTCTCACGGAACCCCTGTACGTCCCACGCGCCCGTCGCGTCCGCGACGAGCTTGACCTGCAGGGCGTACATCTCAAGAGAGGTTGCGCCACTACTCCAGGATCCGGTCAGCGCCTCGAGGCTCGCCGCGCTCTTCGCCTGCGCGTCGTTCAGGAGCAGGTACGCGGTAGCCGCAGCCGTCAGCACGAGGCCGATGGGATTGGCCGCGATCGCCGCCGTGAGCGCCCTGAACCCGGTAGCCAGCTTGTAGAGCAGCGCACCGCCGACGAGGACAGCGACGACCTCGCCGATGGCCGCGAGGTTGCGCGCGAGGACCGGGAGCACCGTCGCCGCTACCTTCTGTCCGGCGTTCCTCAACGCCGTGAGCGCCTGACTCAGCTTGAAGGCGTCGCTCTGCGTCGTCTTGCCGAACGCCTCCGCGAGCGACCCACCGGAGTCGGCGACGTTGTTGAAGATCATGTCGACCTTCGCCGCCTCCTGCCCCGTCAATCCCAGAACGCCGGTGAGTGCGCGGACGTTCGGGATGATCTTGCGGAGCACGTCGTTGTATGCGGCTGATCCCTGCGTGTTGCGTTGCGCTGCCTTGTCGAGGAGCTGCAGCGCGCCGAACAGGCCCCGCTGGCTGATCGCGTCGAGGAGGTCCTGCGCCGACAGGCCTAGATCGGCCATCGCGTTGGCAGCCTGCGTCCCCGGTGCCGCGATGGCCTGGAGCACCCCACGCATCGCCGTGACGCCCTCGTTCACGTCCAGGCCGATGTTGGACAGCGCCGCGAGGCTCGCGGTCACCTGATCGAACGTCACGCCCGTCGCGGCGGCGATGGGCAGGATGCGACCGAGCGCACCGGCGAACTCCTCCGGCTCCGCACGCCCCTCGCGCACGGCGGCGACGAGCGTGTCGGTGACCTCGGCCGCCGTGAGCCCAGCGTCCGCGTAGGCGTTCATCGCCGAGGCGGTGATGTTCGCTACATCCGTCACGGAGCCGAGGCCGACCGCGGAGGCCTTGGCCGACATCTCCAGCGTGCCCATGACCTCGCTGCTCTCCAGGCCGGCGGAGGACAGGAAGAACAGCGCCTCGGCCAGTTCCTGCGGTGCCTTGGCGGTCTCCCCGGAGAGGTCCATGACCTCGCCCTTCCACCGCTCGATGTCTTCCGCGCTGGAGTTGGAGATGGCACCGATGCGGGTGAAGGCCTCGTCGTAGGCGGTCGCCGCCCGTATCGAGTCCGCCGCGAACGCGGCCAGAGCGATCCCCCCGACCGCTGCGGTTGCCGCGACCGCACCGAAGGCCGCCCCGGACGTCTTGCCGAGCCCCCCGACCTGCGTACCGAAACCGCGCACGCTGGAACTGGCCTGCCCCAAACCGGCGGTCAGGGCCCTCGTGTCCGCCGCTACCGCGACGATCAGCGTGTCGAGGAGTGCCAACTATGCCTCCTTCGGTCCGAAGATGTCCTGCGCGATGGTGAGCAGTTGCTCGTCGGATTGCGGCTCCGCGCCCCACTTCGGCAGGAAGTCACGCGGCTCGAACCGCTTGCCGCCGCCCATCACGTTCGCCATGACCGCGCAGACCATCGCCGCCGCGACGTCGATCCGCTCGTGGACGAGCAGCGGCCCATGCAGCCGCTCGAACGCCGCCCACTCCGCGAGGTCGTGGCCTGAGAGGTGCTCGGCGAGTTCGGTCGGCGGGATGCCCAGGGCGAGTGCTAGGCGGTAGAGCTGTCGGTGCCCTGGGCGGGCTCGAAACCCTCGAGCGCCTCCTCCTCCGCCTCCAGGCTCATGCCCGACAGGCGGCGTGCGACGTCCCACAGCGCGTCGATGGCCGCGCCCGACTTCTCGCCGAGCGCGGCCACGTCCGCATCGGTGAACAGCCGCTTGCCCGCCTCGTCCACGAGGCACCGGGCTACGAGCGAGGCCCGGACGTTGTGCTGGGTCTTCTTGACCCGCGTGCGACCGTCCGGCCCCACCTCGACCAGCGACTGCTCGTAGTCGTCCCGCTCGCTCGCGGACAGCCCGCGGATGTTGACCTTGCCGCCCCACTCCGGGACGTCGACGGCCTCCTGCGGGATGGAGGTCGCCAGGATCTGCTCCTTCGACAGCGTCATGCCTTCCCCTCTCTCAGGTCGAACTTCTTGTGGCACGAGACGCACAGGCTGACGTAATCCTCAACGTTCAGGCTGTACGGCAGATGCCCGCTGTACGCCGTGCCGTCGTACTTCGGGGTCGCTTTCCGATGGTCGAATGCCCACTGGTATCGCCACGTCGGGTCGGACGCTCCGCAGAACTCACAGTGGTCCGGCCTCCCACGTTTCCGCTTGAGACGCTGATGGGCGATGACATACGAATCGCCTTCACCGCCAGCGGCAGTCAGAGTCGTGAACGGATCGCCGTGCCGATTCCAGCGGGCGTAGTGCATCACGCAGAACCCGCGCGCTCGATGCGGTCGATCACACCCCTGGACCGTGCACTTATCTCGAGGCGGCACATGTACCTGGCGCACCTTCATCGGATCGCCGGTACGCCACCACCGCTTCCAGTGCATCTTGCAGAGACCACGCCCATACTTCGGACGCTCGCAATCGGGAATCGAGCACTGCATACCCAGGCATCGTAGCGATGCTAGGGTAGGGTGTCAAACCGGGTGTCTATGTACCTTCTGTTACACCGGGTTCCACGATTTTCAAGGTCACGTCCATCGACAGCAGCCCGCCGATGTCGCCGCCCCGCGAGAGCGCGGTGACGATGGCGTAGAACGTCGCGTAGAACGCGCTGTCGACGTGCTCGAGCTCGAAGGTCGTCGTGGTGGCGGCCTCGTACGCGGCGATGAGCGCCAGGTGCTGCGTGTCGATCGGGTCGTACGCGACCGTGACCGCGACCTCGTTGCCGTCCTGCTGCCCGAGGACGTAGTCCTTCCAGTCGTCTCCGTAGGCCGAGGCGTCGATCAGGTCTCGGCTGGACCCGATGGGCCCGATGGCCGTCACCTGCCCGATGGCAGAGGTGCCGATGCTGAGGACCAATCCTCTCCCGGCGTACTTCGTCATGTCGTACCTCCTCCTAGCTGGTCGCCAGCTCCTCCTCGTACGCCGCCGCGACGTCGATGATGCGGCGGTACAGCTTGGTCTCGGGCTCGTAGTCGTCCAGCTCGAGCACCACCGTCACAGATCCCAGCAGCACCCCTCCCATCTCCCCCTCGTATCCCGACAGCCCCAGCACCGTCGCCTCTCCCACCTCGATCGCCTCGGCAGCGGTCTTGGCCCAGGCGGTGAACTGGATGCGTGCGCTGACGTAGGCCATCGTGGACTCGAAGGGGTCGTGCGTGTACGTGCGCTGCGCCGAGATGCGCTGGTAGACCAGCGCCGGCAGTACCGCGCCCTCGGGCAGGCGGATGGGGTAGATCCGGGTCCCCACGAGCGCCGCGAGGCCCGTCACGGTCTGCAGGTAGGTGTAGAGCGCCTCCTCGAGATACGGCACTAGAGCACCCCCACCGCCGCACGGAAGATGGCCGCGGCCCCCGCACCCGTCGCCTCGTCGGCCGCCGGGCGTAGGAACGGCTGTGCGGCCATCCGCGACGTGCCGAACTCCAGGTAGATCGCCGCCGCGCCGGCCTGCACGCCCTCCGGCGTGGTCTCGATGCTCGCCTGCGTCTCCCCGGTCAGCACCGGGACCCGGTCGCGGGCGGAGGTGGCGACCTCCTCGGCGATGGCCTCAGAGGCCTTCGGCGCGGCTGCGGTGGCGCGCGCGGCCACGGCCGCCAGTCTCGCCACCGTCTGCGGGACGCCGTAGACGCGGATCACGACGGCACCCACGGCGCCGCGGCGTCACCGATGACGCGCAGCGCGAGCTCGATGTGGCTGTAGGCGGAGAGGCGAGGGTTCCACATCGGCGCCGGCGGTCCAGTGATGTCGAAGGCGAAGCCCCCGTACTCGATGCGGTCCCAGCCGGTCACGTCGGTATCGGCGGGCACGATGGCGATCCAGTCCCCGAGCTGGGTGTTGCCACTCATCTCGGCCTCCTGCTGGTTCGACCCGCCTACCAGCGGCTCGATGTATCCCGCGACCTGGACGGGCGTCTCGGTGGCGATGACCTCCCCGCCGATCTCGTCCCGCGTCACCGAGGCCTTGCGGTACACCGTGAGCGTCTGCGTCATCAGCGAGGTCACGCTCATGCCCACCGCTCCTCACGCGCCGTCCAGGAATCCGACCGGACGACGATCTCCTGTGAACTCGTTGATGGTTCATAGAGCGCGAACCATGACCTGATACGCCCCTGCCACATCGCAGGGCGCTCCAACGCAGCTCGACGAAGGCACTCCCCTAGCGAGGCCAGCACGACGACCGAGCGAGCACCGTACTCTGAGCGGAACCTGCCCCGGTCCTGACGACGCGGAGCCGACCAGACGACCCAGTCCGAAACCGGGAGACGTTCGAGCCAGAGTTCATAGGCTTGCTTCATGCCCTCCTGCCCCGAGCTGTAGCGGTCGTAGCCCAACTCCGTACGGAGGTCGTCGAAGTCGAGGATGCTTGCTCCTTTCGGCGCATACTGGCGAGCGAAACTACTCTTGCCACCACACGGCGGACCGGCGACAAGGACCTTCTGGCTCACGACGTACTCCCAGCCACCCCGACGTAGACCGCCTGCACATGAGGACCCCGGTATGGGCGCAGCGCGTCCATCTCCTCCGCGGTGAGGATCGTGGTACTCGCCGTCGCGATAGCTACGGGGTCCACCTTGTAGCTGTAGCTGCCGATCGTCTCGGAGACGAGCGGGACCACGATGCCGCCGATGGTGCTCGCCCCCGCCTCGTACTTACGCTTGGCGAGGCTGAGGGCGACGGAGCGGATGTCCGAAGGGACCCGCTCCCACAGCGGGTCCTCGGTGATGTCCCAGCCGTGGGTGTAGGTGATCTCGATGTTCCCCGAGCCCCGCAGCCAGACGCAGTCCACCCGGCGCAGGATGCCTCCACGGTCCAGGACGTAGTCCACGTCGG